TTAGCGAAGACATCGGAATTTCAGTCAACGTTGTGTATTGATAATCGAACACTATGTATCAATCATCATTTCTATGACGCGTGGTTGGACAGTGGGTCGACGATGGAAATCTCTGAACATGGACCAGACGGAACTATACTTGGCTTTCGACCGTTGACGTTAGACACTAATTTGACGCGAGTAATTGCGTCGGATATGGGGCCGACTGACATGGTTGTTGCAACCTTGAAGCATACGTATATATCGGGGATTACAGATATTAGACATTTCATTCCTTTGGAGGCGGTAGTTGAGGGCGTTCGAGCCACACTATTGCATATGAATTGCGAGCTTGACCAGGAGGGTACTCTAGGAGGAGCTTTACGTTCAGTGGCGTGTGTGTCATCAACCGAGAAAGGAACAAAGAGAGCTGTCAACATATGTGGGCAAGCTTTCGAGTTCCAGACAGCTGCGGGAGACTGTGGCCGTCCGTATGTAGTGCGAGGGGAGAGACCGCTGATTGGCCTTCATTGTGCTGCATCAGCGAACAGGACTTACTTTATACCTTTTTCACTCGACATGTTTCCGAAGATAATGGAAACAACTCAAGTGGATGCTGTTGAGATAGAGTGTGGACCAAAACCAGAGTGGTGGACTATTCCTGTACCTAATTACGGAACTGCACAGATGAACGGAGAGTTGTTGAGCATGAATCAGCCGCCGAAGTCGGATTACGTACCGCTTGAATATAATGGTTTGCGCTTTTCACATCCCGACTGGGAGAATGAAATGCGACCAGCGAATTTGTCATCACGGGGACCTGAGAGTGCTTTGTATAAGAGTGCTCATAAGTATGAGAGAACAGCGACCCATGCGATTCCTGTGTGGGTTTTCGAGAGAGTGACCGAATACTGGAAGGAGCAAGTGACTGAACACGCGATAGAAGAGATGTCTTTAGATGAAGCTATCAATGGGATCGACGGTGATGATGGTTTGAAATCATTGTGTTGGAAAACGAGTGCTGGATGGTTAGCGCCACATATAGGTGGGCGTGGAAAGCACAACTTATTCGATATTGATGATTTAGAGACCGGACACAGAAGTTTCTCAGAGACGGCTAAGTCAAAGACGCTGAAGCCAGTTGGAAGTTCATTCGTAACATTGTTGGATAATCAGTTGAAGAAGTTGGAGGATGGCATCGTACCCGTGTCACCATGGGTGGGGTGCCTCAAAGATGAGTTAAGAACAAGTGCAAAGGTTCTAGCAAAGAAGACGAGAATATTTGAGATACCTTCAGCGGAGATGACTATCCTGGTTCGAAAAGAGTTTGGACACTTCTTGTCGTACATCAAAAGGAGCTTCGGCTTCCAATGGTGTCACGGTATAGGAGCGGACAAGGAGAGAGAGTGGCAGACTTACTACTCGGAACTAACCAAACTTGGACGTGGTAAGAGGTTCTTAGATATTGATTATGCCAACTACGATGGTTCAATAGCAAGCGAGGCTTTCGAGTTCTTTAGAGAGATAACTGACGAGTACTACCGAGCACTGAGCGACAAACGAATGAGAGCGCGACACGCACTATTACACTATCTTGAACATTCGTATGTCGTGTTAGGCAATACAACGATACGAACGCGTGGTGGTAACAAATCCGGGAATCCGATGACTGACGTGTTGAATACAATAACGAACATTTTCATAC